GTCAGCAAAAATTGATTCCAGGTTGGTAGAAAAGATACTGGACCTCAGTAAGGAATTCTCATCAAGGCAAGGCGAGTGACGGACTCTGGTCTTTTTCTGGAGAGTTTCCTGACGAGATGTTCCGAGCTAAAAAAACAATACTCCGACCATATTTCGTCGGGTACAGCCGAGAGCTTTTCGGACTACCAGAAGCTTTGTGGAACCCTTGAAGGACTCTCCATAGCGGAGAGGGAGATAAGGGAGCTTGCTTCTCGTGTCGGTGAGGATCTTGGTGATATGTCGGACTTAGACTAGTCCGCGAGAAACGTCGGCTCTCGTATAAGCCGCGCAGAGAGGGAGATGAAGTGAGTGAGGCTGTTCAATACAGCGACAACCCCCCGCAGAAGGCGAAGGCACTGCCGGAACCTTCGGGGTACAGGTTGCTAGTTGCGCTGCCAGACGTTGAGGAAGCCACCTCGGGTGGCATTATCGTCCCGGAGGAGCGAAGGGACGCAGAACAAGTGGCAAGCATTGTCGGGTTTGTCTTGAAGACGGGGCCTGAGGCCTACGCAGACAAGGGCAAATTTCCCGATGGGGCTTGGTGCAAGGAAGGTGATTGGATCGTTATGCGCGCATATTCAGGTACTCGTCTTCGCGTCCACGGTAAGGAATTTAGGATCATAAACGATGACTCTGTCGAGGCGGTCGTTGAGGATCCCAGGGGGGTAGTCAGGGCATGAGTGCACCCCTAGATGATCTTATGGGAAATGCTTTAACGGAGCCGATAGCCGACATGTCAGATGATGATGTCGATATCGAGGTAAGTGTTGTCGATGACAGGCCCGAGGAGGATCGAGTTCCTCCCAGGGATCTGGAGCGGAGCGCGGACTTTGACCCCGACGATGAAATTGACAATGTCGGTGGCCGTGCTTCTAAGCGAATAAAGCAGCTTAGGTATGAGTTTCACGAGCAGCGCCGGTCTAAGGAAGAAGCTGACCGGATGCGTACCGAGGCAGTTAACTATGCAAAGCAGATGTCGGACCAAAACAATGAGCTTCGTGGCCTCATCAAGAGAGGAGAAAAAGTTCTCATTGGTGAGATGGAGGGTCGGACAGAGGAGCAGCTAATCCGCGCAAGGGGTGCTTTCAAGGGCGCCTACGAAGAGGGTGATTCTGACGCAATACTGTCTGCCCAGGAGGAGCTTAACAGGGCTCAGTCTGAGAGGGCTATGGCGATGAGTTATCAGGTCGCTGAGGATGATGGGATCCCTCCACAGCCAATGCCACAACGTGAACCAGTGCCACCGCCCGCTAGGGCTGTTGACCCCAAGCTGCAGGGGTGGCTCCAGGAAAATAATTGGTTTGGAAGAGACGAAGAGATGACATCGTTTGCTTACGGTGTCCACGAAAAACTTGTTGGTCGCCATGGTGTGAATCCAAAGTCGGATGATTACTACAGGCTTATCAACGACAGGATGAGGGAAGTTTTCCCTGATCGCTTCCGAGAGTCTATGGGTCAAGAGGAACCCGTTGCAGGCTCACGGAGATCGACGGTAGTTGCCCCGGCCAGAAGGTCGTCGGGAACTCCTCGCAAAGTGCAACTAACCTCGACCCAGGTCGCACTCGCGAAACGGCTGGGCCTTGAACCACAACAGTACGCCAAACAACTCCTGAAGGAATATCAGAATGGCTGAAGAAGAACGCGCAACCAGAGATATGGAGACTCGGGAAACCGAGAAGCGGGATGAACCTTGGAAACCTGCTCCCCTCCTGCCAGAACCAAGCCCCCGAGAGGGACTCGACCATCGGTACGTTCGTGCGTCGTCGCGTGGGGAATCGGACAACATCAATGTCTCGCAAGCACTCCGAGACGGGTGGGAGCCGGTTAACGCTGCCGACTACCCCGAGCTGAGAGTTATCTCAGACCGAGGAAGTCAGTATCCTGGAAACGTTCTCATTGGTGGGCTCTTGCTTTGTGCAAGGCCTACAGAGATCGGTGACAAATATAAAGAGCTTGCAGGCAAAGAGGTGAGGGATCAGGTTGAGGGTGTAGACCGCAGTTACTTCAGAGAGCAAGACTCGCGTATGCCGATGATGTCGGACAAGAAATCGCGAGTCACGTTTGGCGATAACTGATGGTGGAAGTACCATCATTTGGCTATCGCTAATCTTCTATTAAGGAGATAGCCAAATGGCTTACGGATTCCGACCTGTCCAGATGGCCGGGTCACGATATAACCCTGGTGGGTTTGTTGAAGTTCCCATTAACGCAGACAATATCACCGTTGATATCTTCAATGGTGAGTGCGTTACGTACACCAGTGCGAAGGGAATTGATAGACTCACAGATTCTGTGAGTAATGCAGAAACTACTGCGGGTGTTTTCATCGGCGCTCGATGGGCGACTGCTGGTGGTGATCAGAAGTGGGGCCAGTTCTATGATGGAGCCACGGGTAATACCGAAGCGTATGCTTTCGTTGTTCCCGTACGCGATGTCATCTTCCGAGTCCAGTCTGATGCAGCATGGGGTGCTGCCCAGCGCGGTACCACCGTAAACACGACCGGTACGAGTGGTAGCACTTCTACTGGGAATTCCGACCTCCAGGCGGACGTTGGAACGACTACCTCCAACCCGCCGATTACGGTTGTTGGAGTCATCGGAGACGGTGAGAACGAAAACTCAAGCAACCCTGATATTCTGGTTCGTTTTGTTGATGGTTGCATCCAGGATGTCCTGGGTTAAAGGAAAGGAGTAAATAATCATGGCTATTTCACGAGCGCAAATGATGAAAGAACTCCTCCCTGGGCTGAACGCCTTGTTTGGGTTGGAGTACAAGAAATACGAGAACGAGCATGAAGCCGTTTACGAAACTGAATCTTCGGACAGGGCGTTTGAAGAGGAAGTTAAGTTGTCCGGTTTTGGGGCTGCACCTGTAAAGTCTGAGGGATCTTCGATCACTTATGATACTGCACAGGAAAGCTTCACATCTCGGTACACTCACGAGACCATTGCAATGGGCTTTGCAATCACCGAGGAAGCAGTCGAGGACAATCTTTACGATTCCGTCTCGGCTCGCTACACCAAGGCGCTTGCCCGTGCGATGTCTCACACGAAGCAGGTCAAGGGGGCATTCCCCCTGAACAATGCTTACACTCCTGGCAGCTTTACGGCTGGTGACGGTGTTCAGCTTTGTTCTACGGCACATCCAGATATCAATGGTGTGAACATATCCAATTCTCTGGCTGTACCTTCTGACCTCAACGAAACGTCGTTGGAGCAAGCGTGTATTGACATCGCTGCGTTTACGGACGAACGTGGATTGCTTATTGCGGCTCGACCGCAGAAGCTTATCTGCGCCCCGTACAACCAGTTCCAAGCCACCCGAGTTCTTGAGACAGATCTCAGGACTGGGACTGCGGACAACGACATCAACGCGCTTAGGACCAACGGTGTGATTCCCGGAGGATACTCGGTAAATCACTTCCTTACATCATTGAACAAGAAATTCTGGTTCCTGATGACCGATGTTCCTAATGGAATGAAGTGTTTCCAGCGCACCGCCCTCCAGACAGGTATGGACGGCGACTTCGATACCGGCAATGTCCGATATAAGGCGAGGGAACGATATTCCTTCGGCGTCTCGGACTACCTCGGTATCTTCGGTAGTGGTGAGATTCTCTAGCAAGTCTGGCGGGGGCCTTCGGGTCCCCGCCTTTTCCTTTTAACCAAACTCGTCAGACTTAATCAGACAGTGCGCGGACTGGCGAGGTAGATGCGTACATCGAGGTGATACATGGCTAATATGCCTACAAGATTTAGCGGTCCGGCGCTTTACAGTGGTCAAGGAACGGACAATAAATTTTTCGAGAATATGCCATTGGGACTTAACCCGGATTATTTGGTGTTGATGGAGGATTTTCTAGGGGACACTATAAACAGTACGTTATGGGATATAGAAAATTCGCTTAGCGGAACCGCTACTATGATGGGAGCCTCAGGCCCCGGTGTCCCCGGGGACGATGTTGTAGGTGGGTGGGCACTGCTAAGCGGTAGTTCGACTACCGCGAACAGCGGTTCCAGTCTTCAGTCGAATGAACAGCTCCAGGGGATTAGTGATATCTTTTTTGAAACCAGAGTTGGGTTGCAGGACGCAGCAAACTCTGATTTATATGCCGGCCTTTCTATAGCGGGCGCTCTAACCACAATCCATCCATTCCACACCAATCCTAGGGTAGGTTTCTTCGTGGATGCAACCACAGGGAGTGGGGAAATCCAGTGTATTACATCTTCTCATGGCGGCAGCGCCATTAAACAAACCTCTACTGGAATATCTTTTGAAGACTATTCCCTCGGCGCAGACGGTGGGCAGGTGAAGAACAGTAAGGTTTTGGGCTTAAAATGGTGGAACGGAAATGGTGTCGCAGTGACTGATACCGGGGGTTCTTTTTTTCCATATGTAGTTGAATTTTTCGTGGACAGGAAATTGGTAGCTACTCACAGGAATATAAGTTTTGCCAACCGATCAATCAGCACCAGTGTTTTTTCTCCAATGGTGGCATTCATTCAGGGTTCCGGTCTTTCGGCTGTAAGTACCGCAGTTGTGGATTACCTGTTTTTTGCGCAGGCTAGGCACCAGACCCCAACCGCCGGGATAATGTCGGTTCAAAGTTAAATCAGTTTGAAGCGTAATAAGCCAATCTCGTCAGACTTAATCAGACAGCACACGGACTGGCGAGGTAATTGTGTGCGATGAGGTGATAGAAAATGGGAACTACAACTTTTAGTGGACCGGTCAGGGCCGGTACAATTCATGACACGACAGGTACGACTGTTGGAATAGATGTGGCCAACGTTGGCTCGGTTGTTATGGCACAAAGTGAGGAAATCACCGAGGCGGCGGCTGGGACTGCTACTTCCATTGTTATCCCTGCGGGAAGTCAGGTGATTAACTGTACTATTTTTCCAACTACCGTTTTCGCTGGGACTCTGACTCTAGGGACTACTTCTACTGGTCAAGGTTTCGCGACAATCGTGGCTCCAGCAGACAATGCGAGAGTTGTTATGGGTCCAGTTGACAATGCACTCTGGAAGGATGTCGGAGCGACCGATGTGAGGATTTACCACGATGGTGCAAGTGCGGGTGGCGGTGTGGGCGTTCTGACAGTTGAGTACATCCAGAACAATAACCTGTCGTAATCCAACGGGGGCACCTCCGGGTGCCCCCTATTTCGTCATCCGTGATGGGTTTTTCGACCATCGCGAAAGGTTTTCGACATCCTTCCTGAGAATGAGGAATAACACATGAACACGTTCAAACTTTTAACAGTGCTGCTCGCTATAGTGCTGTTCCCATTTCAGTCCTTGGCCGTAGATGGTTCAGGTGATGAGGAGCTTCGTACTGGACCAGACAGAACATCCGGTACTTGCTCTGTGCGTGAAGGGAGGGATTGTCACTTCTCGTTCAACAGCACTACGCTTGCAATGGCTGTGAACTCAAAGGTGTTTCAGGTAGATGCAAGAACTGCTGTTGCCTGCCTTGCGCCTATTAACGCTTCAAACGTGGCGGGGGCAGTGAAGTTCTGGAAGGTTGTCGGGACTTCTAACACAGGGACTTGGGCCAACAGTATGGTCCCTTCGTCTTCTGCCTCAAGTACCCTAAGCCTTGCTGCAAACAACGACTGCTTCACCCTAAGCACCGGAAGATGGTGGATAGAGGTGACTACGGCAGCTAGCACAGCAAGTTATGCCATCGTTGTTATTACCGGGTCGAAGGAGTAGTCGTATGAATAAACTTATCCTAGCCCTACTCCTACTACTCCCCATGACTGCCCATGCTCAAGTATCTGGACCCGGCAACACGTTCGGTGGTGGTGGTGGTGGCGGTGCGACTACCTCTGTCGATGGGACAACCAAGGTCACTAACGCTGCGGAGGGGTTCGCGATTGGGTGTTCGGCCACTGCGGGGACGCAATGTACAGACACAAACTCT